TAAAATATCAAGGATATTTGGAAGGTTGCGCACAAAAATATCTTTGGCGGTGGGAACAAAAAAATGGAAAACAGGATTTAGAAAAAGCTGTTGAATATCTTGTTAAACTGTTAGAAACACTCGATTGATATGGACGTAAGAGCTTTCGGGAGCGTTTATGGGCAAACGTCTTCGTTGCCATACGCGAGCGGTTTTATGATCAATAATGGTGTTGATAAAACATTTCCAGCCTGTAGGGCTGTTTATGTTGAAACTAACAATAAAAATGCAGACAAAATTTTAAAAATTTCTTTATCGGATGCTCCGGGTACTTGGGTTACTTTGGAACATATTCGTACTGATGTTTTACTTCCTATCTCCGCTACGGCCATAAGTGGCGCATCTACAGTTGACCATATTTACGTGTTTTATTGATGGCTGAAATCGCTAAAAAACGCGACCCTGAAAAATGGGCGCAAGCAAAAGCCAAAGCACGTAAAAAGCTTGGCGGTCATAGCGCTCGGGCTATGCAGCTAGCCACTAAATATTATAAAGATATGGGAGGACGTTACGAAGGTAAAAAGTCCGAAAGTAATCGTTTAACTCGATGGGGTAAAGAGGATTGGCAGACTCGGGAAGAGTACGAATCCTCTAAAAAATAGACTTTATAATTAAAAAAACTTCATTATGGACCTTTCGACTCTTGTAACTGCTCTTTCCGGGGGTGAATCCTACCGAGAAAAAAGCGGACTTCCTGAAGCAGAGGATATCAATAGAATTTTAGTCCAAGACGCTAAAAATACTCTGCTAGGTATAGCAGCCGCAAAACTGTTAAAAGGCGAAATGTTGGGTTGATTTTATGGCTGACTTAGCTCGTGAAGGTGGAAGAACAGAGCGCTATTTACCACGATCCGCGTGGGCGTCTTTAAGCGCGGAAGAACGCCGTGCTACAGATGAAAAAAAGAAAGCGGCAACTCGCGGCAAACCAGTAAATACTCAAGTGTCTAATACCGAAAAGGCGAAAGAAGCAAGACGTAAAGCTTCCAAGTACATTGAAAGAAAGAGTTCTTAGTTATGGATCAGTTCCGTCGCGCCGCTAATTTTTACTCCCAGGCTTTTGACGCTCAAAGTCAAGCTGCAGATGCTCAGCAATTCCTGCAGCAACCAGGCGTGGAAAATGTTGGCTATGCCACGGACCTTATATCTCAACCTACTGGAAGTCCCGTTCCACCTAAATTTGGTGCGTTTGGTGCTTATAAAGAAGATGATGGTCGTGTAGAGGATATGAAACGTTTTATGCTTCGTAAGTCACTTTCAAAGCAGAATGGTTCCAACGGCATTGAATTTAGGGCTGGAGGCGGAGCTCCTACCCAATCTGTGAGCTAGTATGTTGACAGTTAATTGTCGGCATCGTGCTCTTCGATTGTTTTTTGTACTTTGACGAAAAAGAGCTGTTAGAACTTCGCTACAACGTTCTCAAAGACGTTGTAGATGGTTTTATTATTACTGACGCAAATAGAACATTTAAAGGCGACCCTAAGCCGTTTACGTGCGTAGATACAATTCGTGAGCTTGGTTTACCTGAGGATAAGCTTCAAGTTCTTCACGTAGAGTTACCTTCTGCCGAAGAAGTGTTTAATCCTTGGATGCGCGAGTACGCCCAACGCGACGCACTTGCTGTGGGAATGCGAATGACGCCTCCGGATTCTGTTTTCTTTTTTAGTGACGTAGACGAAATTCCAAAGCCTTCAGCTTTGTTAGAGGCAGTTGAACTCGCTACAGCAAACCCCGAGCGGTGTATCCGATTATCTATGCCTATGTTTTACGGACGTGCGGACTTACGTGTTGTAGATCCGGAGCAGGATTCATCTAAACCTCCGACAAATTGGACTTGTGGAACCATTGTGCTCCACGAGCATTTGGAGCAGACTCTCTCACAAATCCGTTGTAATCCAAATGACTATATTGTTGGCGACTGCGACGCAGGTTGGCATTTTTCATGGATGGGCGACGCAGATCGTAAAAAGCGTAAGGTAACGTCGTTTTCTCATTGTTATGATGACATCCCTAATGCTGTAGCACCCGCCTATAGTCAAGAAATGCTTGATTTTATTGAGCAGTATCAGCCAGAAGCCGGTGGGACTGATCCGTTGGGACGTAAAGATCACGTTTTAGTTCCGTATTCGCATGATCTTTTGCCTCCAGAATTGTTTAAGATGGATCGTGTAAGAGAGTATTTGCTTCCAAATGGCTGATCGTATGCCTGAAGGTCTCCGCAAGCATTTTGAGGAGAAAAATGCTTCAGAAGACAAAAAAGAAAAGCACAAAGAGGCTCTTCATAAAGCTAAAAAAGCTAAAATGAAGCGCAAAATGGAGAAAAAAGGCTAAAAAGCTACATATTTACCTTTTTTAGGTTTTAATTTCGAATGTCAGCCGACAACCTTAGTGTCCGTCAACGTTTTAATGAAATCCTAGAGTCGGCTCGAACTCAGGATCGCAGTAAACAGGCGGCCACTATGGTTGTTTTGAGTCATTTGCAGCAAATGACGCTGCTGATGATGAAGAAAGGTTTGTTTTTCTATTGTGAGCAAGACACTTATAAAGCCCGAAACAAGTTTTTACAAGATTTAATTTCGCTTAACAAGCTGGACATTCGCTTTCCGGCTGTTATCCGTAATTTTCTTATTGACGGTTGTGGTTTGTTCTACTTCCGTCCAGATGAAAAGCTTAAATATCAAATTTATTTCTTTAATAAAAATCAATATAGGGTTTATCACGATGTTAACGGTGAGATCGAAGAAGTAATCATTATTTACAGTTATAAAGTTCGCAATTCAGCTCTCGGGTTGCCTTCAGAGACTTATGGTCAAAATAAACGTTATGTAAGACTTTCAATTACCGCGAATACAATTTCTGAGTTTGAATCCAATAGTGAATTAAGTTTTGAGCTCGATCCTGGCACTGTTTTAACTCCAAAAAACAGGCGCCCAAACACGCTTGGATTTATTCCTGCAGTTGAGGTTTTAAATAAGCCGAACGCAAGCGGAACGGATGGCGAAGGAGAATTTGAACCGTTCATGGAGCAGATTGTGCTTCATGATCAGATGATTTCGAATATTGCGAAGAACATTGAGTTTTTTGGTAATCCCACGCTGATTAGTTCGCGTCCACGTAGCGATCTTGTCGAAGCGTCTGATGCTGATCGAACTTTTAGGCCCACAATTAGCAGTCAGAGTGGTTTTGGTGGCATCGATTCTCCGTCTACTCGGGTAGCTGAACCATTTGGCTCTAATTCCGCTCTTGGCGGATTAAGAGTTCCTCGAATTATCGCGAACGTCGAACCTTCCGACCGCGTGGGCTACATGACTCCGGACCCGGTAAACGGGGACATGAATCGTTACGCTTTATTGCTGCGTGAAGAAATTCGTACTGCTTTAGGTGGGGTCGATGAAATTTCTATCTCTGCTGGCGCTACTGCCACGGAGATTAAAGGTCTGATGGGTAGGGCTCAGGCCACGGCTCTTCGTAAAAATAAGAGTTTCTTGACCTACGGATTCTGCAGATTGTTGGAGATGATTCTCTACCATCAAGAGCAAGTTTTCCGCGAAAGTTTTATTCAGGTCATGGGGATGCTTCCCCCCAATGCGCCTAAAGAAGAAACAGAAGAGTCGGTTGCTAGGTATCAAACAAAATTAAATAAGTATGAAGATCAAGTTACGGTTGCTATTCAAACTGCTGTCACTGAGAACAAAGTCCCACGTGGTGTTTTTGGTTTACCCCCTGATGGCGATCGGGAAGTTACTTATAGGTTCCAAGGTGATGTTTATGAAGACACCGCCTATGACGTAAACCAAAAATCTATTGTTGTTCGAAATCTTCAGGAGCTTGGTGTTGATAGCGTTGAAGCTCTGAAGTATTTGTTCCCGGATAAAACGGATACTGAGCGTGCAGAAATGTTGAAGGGTTTCCCCTTCCGAATGATTCAACAAACTCAGGGCGCTTTTCAACAATTTCTAGTATTATTGAATCAGATGTTGCAAGCGCCACATCCACTCGCGCCGAATACGCCCTTAGCGGCTGATCCTCGGCTAAACCTAACGCCCTTGCTTTATAGGACGTTTGACCACCTTGCGCAAGAACTGACTTACTCGGGCAGCTATGAGCCAGCAGATCCCAGCTTCGATCCCGAGCCCGGTCTCCCCGGCGGTAGCAGCCCCTCAGGCCGCTCCCTCGGCGGATATGGGCTCAACCGCCTACCCGCAATGGGTGGCAACTACCCAGGGGGCGCCTTCGGCAACTATGCCCCAAATGCCGTCGCCGGTACAACAGGTTACGGCCCCTTCTACCAGCAACCAGTCCAGCCAGTATCCGTCGGCTTACTCCCCGTCCAACCCGTGGGAAGCAGCGATGGGCAGTTTGGAACGGGTGGTCTCACGCCTCTCCCCGTCCCCCAGCCAGACAGCACAGTATCAGCAGAGCCCGGCACAAATGCCGGATACTCAACTGTACAGTCAGAGTTCACTGGCCCAACCGTATCTTTACCAGGCACCATCGGCTCAGCCGACCTCGTACAGCAACGGGTATACGACCCAAACTTCCTCTCCGACTTCTACGGACGCGCAACAGGGCGTTCAGTTAAGTCCCGCAACAACCGCCGTCGTTAATCACTTCGGCATTGAAGCTCCCGGAATTCTGAATCAGTATTCCACGGTGCTTGAGGATGCACTGATTCAGCAACACTCGGTGCTGGAGAATGTTGCAGCTCGCGGTCTGGCTATGGAGACCATCCTTACTGACCCGGATCATTTGGCCGATTACACCAATCGGTTCTTTACCGAGGTTTACCCTGTGGATGAGACAGCTCCTACCGAAAACTACCAGCCCCGCTACGACCAGCTGCCTGCTGTTCCGGCTTCGGCTGGTGCTGGCGCTCCTAGCGCTGATCCCCAAATCCAATGGCAGGGCTTCGGTCAAGTAATGAACCAGAATCCCGAACAGGCTTGGCGCTACCTAAGCCAAATGGGTCCTGAAGCTTTCCGCAGCAAGCTTCTTTTCCTGGATCAAGCCTGATAGAATCTTTTCGGAAGAACCGTGGGAGTCCCCGAGGGTAAAATCTCGGGGATTTTTTTATAATTAAGCAAGTCAGAGATTTTTATGCCTTTTCAATCGGAAGCTCAAAGACGCAAATTTTACGCGATGGCTGAGCGCGGAGAAATTTCTAAAGCCAAGGTTGAAGAGTATGAAAAAGAAACTAAAGGCAATCTTCCCGAGCGTGTAAAGGCGAAGAAAAAAGCGAAGAAGTATACTGAATCTAAGAATAAATAAATTCATGCCTAATTCTCTTGGTCGCCGTCGGTCTTCGACTCCTTCTGCACAGGAAGTTGAACAGCTGAAACAGGAACTGGAGCTTTTAAAAGCTCAGTACAACGCCGACATGGCTAATATCAGTGCCGACATGAGCACTTTAAATAATATCGTTACGGCTTCAGGTCAAATCTGATTTAGTTAAAACTTAGAATGAGGCTATATGCCATATCCTCGTGGGATACATTCCGTTAACGAACTATAAATATGATTTGGGTTTGCATCAGATTCAAAGCGGACCTAATCATGAATCTTTTTTAGTTGTATCTTCTGGCATCGTCGATGTTGGAGCTGACCTCGGTGTAATTGTCCCCGGACCTCCTGATCATAGTTACGCGGATATTTATAATGCACAAATAACAACTTATCTAAACGTAAAAGTTGCTAATCCAGGCGCGGGAAACATATTTTATATAGATAATGAACCTCAAGCTGTACTTCAGCTAAGACGAAATCAGACTTTTATTCTTGATCAATCTGATCCATCAAACGCGGGACATCCTTTTCGATTTTCCACGACCTCTAACGGAACTCACAACGGTGGAGTTCAGTATACAGTCGGAGTAACAACTAATGGGACGCCAGGGACGCCTAATAGTTACACACAAATTGTTGTTGCCGATTCAGCACCCTCTCTTCTGTATTATTACTGTGCTGTCCATGCGAATATGGGCGGTTCTGCTGTAGTAGCGACAGTAAATAGTACCCAGTGGTATAAGAGCACCGCCTTTAGAGCTGCTCCTCAGATTGTCTCTGGTTACTGGATTGACTACACTCCTGGTGTTGCATATCAACCAAGTGGGGCTCTTAGCGCTGAGGAAGGATACAGACCTTTAGGTTTTTCAACAATCGCATACGCCAAAGTTCAAACTTCGTTTAGTTCAAATTTTGGTGTTCGACAAACTCTGCCTTACACGTATTTCGGAGGTGTTGCGCCAGATAATCAAGGATATTCTCCTTATAAAACACCAGATTCTAATACGGTTGCTGAGGGTATTACAGGAGGTGGGGTTACTCACGGTCGTTATGAAGGTGGTCTGCTTACGACGGCTGTTAGTTCAGGTGTTGCTACACGAGCTGATTGGACCTACAACCCTCCGGTCTATTGCCGTACATATACTGAAGCCACTAGGGCTCAAGTTCCTGGTTTAATGTCAGCTGTAATCCGCACCATTTACCGTGGCGGATCAACGCGCTACGTTTCAAACTTAGGTTCGGTGTACTTCCAAGGTTCTGAAGGTGTACGTAACATTGTCAGGACATTTAGTGCGTCTGTTAACTCCAGCAATCAGAAAGGTTAAACGCTAAAAATGCGACAA